AGTTGATAAAATTTTTAAAAATTATAAAATAAAGTAAGATGATAATAGAGCTTGATATAGTGTTTATTACAAAAATTGGTTTAAATATCAATGAGTATTTAACACTTTTGAAAGCCTATTTCGTTGAAAATCGGAAAGAAAATATTCCATTTCTTTCCGATATGGATTCAATAACTGAATTAATTAATAAAGGATATTTAACTGGAACTAAAGATGAACTGAATTTAACGAATAAGGCAATAAATCTCTTTGAAGAACAAGATAAAGAGATTATGGAATGTATTAAAAAAATATTTCTTTTATATCCAGCAAAAACACCTAATGGAAGAATCTTAAGAGCAGCTAATATAGAATCAAATGGTAAAAAAACATATGATTTTATTCGAGCAAGCAAAAAGATTAAAACCATAGCAAAAAATGTTGCAGGATGTAAAAAGATTTATGACGGAATAACAAAAATGGTGAGGAACCATGAGAAAACAGGAAGAATGAATTATCTTCCTCAATTAATCACAACGATTAATCAACATAAATGGGAAGAATATTTAGAAGAAGAAAATTATGACTATGGAGCATCAAACTTCGACAGACTCTAGTTTATTCAAACATACTGTCAAAAAGATAGAAGAGAATAGACGAATAAGAGATAATGGAGGAGTGATATCAATACCATGGAAATTACCAAGATTATCTAAAGTTCTTCCAGGAGTGAGAAAAGGGCAATATACATGTATCACTGCCTCAACAAAACAAAGTAAGACTCAACTAACTGATTTTCTATATATGTATCAGCCTATAGAATGGCTGTTAGAGCATCCAGAATCTAATATAGGACTCAAGATAAAGTATTTCTCATTAGAGCTCTCTAGAGAGGTTAAAATGGCTCAAGCAATATGTTATAGACTATATACATATTATGACATTTTAATTAATCCAGATAATCTAATGTCAATATTTGAGAATTATAAGATAGAAGATGATATATTAGAAATTATCAGATCAGATGAGTTTAAAGAATGGTTTGACTTCTTTGAAGAGACAGTTGAATTCATTGATTATATACGCCATCCAACAGGAATTGCCATGTTTATGGATAGATTTGCTGAACAAAATGGCGTTTGGGAGTATAAAGAAATCCAATGGGAAAATGAATCGGGAGAAATAGTTCCCAGAATGGTAAAGAATAAATATTTACCTAATAGACCAGATGAGATTGTTATCCCCATAATTGATCATGTAGGATTGTTGTATGAAAAAGGATTAACAAAATATCAAGCGATAGAAATATTATCTAATAAATATCTTTTAAGAATGAGAGATAAATTAGGTTATTCGCCTGTAATAGTCCAACAACAATCAGCACAATCAACAACCCAACAATTTACTACTTCAGGAAATACTGTTATCGATAAAGTGAAACCTACAAGAGAGGGATTAGCAGATAATAAAGCTACCGGATTAGATGTGAATTTAATGTTGGGAATATTTAGCCCATACCTTTATAATGAAAAAGAATATAATGGTTGGGATTTAACAAGGTTAAAAGATAATCATCGAGAATTAATGATACTACTCAATAGAAATGGTAAATCAAATGCGAGTATTGATTTATATTTTAATGGTGCAGTAAATTATTTCCGAGAATTACCTAAAGAACCTTCAGAACGAGTTTATAAATTTGTTGAACATAACCGTAATTTAGAATTGAAATATGGAGAAGAAAACAACATTTAATGACCTTCGTAATTATTGGAATTCAGATAAATTTATTAAGGATAATTTCGGTGATCCAAAAGAGAATCGCAAATATGCAAAATCTCTTATTAAGAAACTGAATAAATTACCTGAATTAGATATCTTTCCAATAGTAGCGTATGGATCATTAATGAATAACGCAGATGCCAGAAGAACAGTTGGAGAAACTGATTCTGAAGTCATGACAATCCCAGGATGGGAAAGAGTTTTTAATATAGGAAATATAGCATCAGGATCATTTCTTAATGTGAGAAAATCACGTTATGGAAATGATATGGATGTGATAATCCGATATGTAAAGGCCGAAAAAATGCCTAAATTGTTGATGAGAGAGTCATTGTATGATATGGAAATTGTTGAAGCAATAGATGCTAATGGTCACAAACATAATGTATATATGGTAGTCGCAGACCCTTATTATGAAGATCCATGGATTAATGTGCAACTTAATTATCTTCATTTGTGTATGACAGGAATTAAAGTAGATGGAGATAGGCAAATGATGGATAATTTCCTTACCACAACTTATTGCTATAGTAATGAATTGGCTAAAGAAGTTACTATTGATGAATGGCTAAATTCCGTATCATTAAAAAATTATCTATTAATTCATAGATATAGTTCAAGATAAAATGGAATTACCCACAAAGCCTGAAAAGGCTAAACAAGAAAACCCGAAATTTCTAATATTATTTGGAAAGCCAAAATCGGGAAAAACAGAGTTAATATCAAGACTTGAGAATAATCTAATTATCGATCTAGAAGATGGATCAGATTATGTAGATGGCCTTAAAATAAAGGTTCATACAGTGGAAGAATTGCTTGAAGCAAAAAAAGCTATTCAAGAAGCTGGAAATCCTTATGATTATATTACTCTGGATACTGGAACTGCCCTGGAAGAGATGTGTCTACCACTAGCTAAAAAGCTATACATGTCAACTCCTATGGGAAAAAACTTTAAGGATGATGATGTTAGAAAGCTCGCGAATGGAGCAGGGTATCTTTATATCCGCGAAGCATTTATGAAAATATTAAATGCCTTCCGAGCAACAACAAAACATCTTATTTTAATTGCTCACACTAAAGATCGTACTATCAATCGAGATGGTAAAGAATTAAGTGAACAATTAGTGGATCTTTCTGGGAAACTGGGAAGTATCGTTTCATCTAAAGCTGATGCAATAGGATTTGTTTACAGGAAAAAGAATGAAACAAGAGTCAATTTTAATGGTGGTGAAGATTTTGTCGTAGAAGCTAGGCCACAGCATATACGAGGAAAAGATTTACTATTAATGGAATCTGACAAGGATGGTAACCTGACTACTTATTGGGAGAAAATCTTTAAGTAGAACACAACTATCAATGAAAAGACCTTAAAAGTACTGAACGAAAATTAAAGATTATTAAAATATTATTAATAATCTAAAAATTTATATTATGATTAATTTGAATGACAAAAAATATGAGGACAAATCACCTAAAATATTTAATGGAGGAAGAGCAGGAATTGTAAAAGATTGCGATATTAGAGTAGAAAAAAAGACTAAGGAAGATCCTGAAAATTCTCCTTTATTCAAACTTTATATCATCGATTCAGCTGATGGAGAAATGAATAAAGGATATTACACTAATTTCAAATCTGAAAAAGCAGAAGAATTCTTTGTTAGAGAAATGAAACACCTTATTAATGTATTTCGACTGAAAGTACCTGAAGCATATGATTCATATGATGAAATGCTTTCTACAATTATGAAAGCCATTAAAGAAAAAGAAGGTGAAGTGAAAGTTAATGTTGCTGTAGCTTATGGCACTGAAGCTTATCCTAAAAGATTTCTTGAGCTTGATGGATTTTGGGGATTAATGAATGTCGAAGATGGTGTTCCTCGCCTTAATCCTAATGCAATACTTGATCGTCCTGCAGGAGATGATGAAACAGGAGCAAAAGTTTCTGTGTCTGCATCTACTGATGATGAAGAATGGTAGAAAATGATCAACCTAAAAGATATAGATAATGGACCTCTTCCATCTGATGAAGATTTATTTCAATATATCTCCGATTATGATATATTTAAATATTATATCGGAGATGATCTACCTATAGGAAGAGTAATGAAATCTCCATTAAGAGAAGATAATTATCCATCTTTTAGTATCTTTAGATCATCTAAACCAGGAAGTCCTCTATTATTCAAAGATTTCGGTACTGGATTATCTGGTGGAGCTGTGCGATTTGTACAGCTCCTTTATGATATAGGATATCGTGAAGCTATTGATACAATAATTATAGATTTTAGATTAACATCTAAATTGCCAACAAGTCACAAGCGTGAGCCAAAGAGAGCCATACCTAGAATACACAAAACATATGAAATTCCTTCTTTCGAGAAAAAAAATCATATAGACGTTAATATTCGACAATGGACCTTGGATGACAAGCATTTTTGGTATGATAGATATGGCATATCTAAAGAATTGTTAAAGCAGTATAACGTATATCCTATATCATATATTTATTTAAATGATAAAGTATTTAAAGCTGAAAAATTAGCTTATGTATATATCGAGAATAAAGATGAGATAAAAAGGTATAAAATCTATCAACCCAAATCAAAATGGATGAAATGGGTTAATAATTTTGTGAAAGGAACAATTAGTGGATTTTCACAATTACCAGAAACGGGAGATTTGTTATTTATAGCAAGTAGCCTAAAAGATGGATTAGTATTAAAATCATTAGGATATGAATTTATAGCACCTCAAACAGAGGGATATATATTTAATCCTAAAGTAATGAATGATTTGAAACAAAGATTTAAAAAAATAGTAATTTTTTATGATGCTGATAATGCAGGAATAACAGCAACACATAAAATGAGAGATATCTATGGATTAGATTACATCTTTACTGATGAATTTATAAAAGATATTTCAGATTATCGTGAAATTAAAGGAGAAGAAAATACAATTAAATTAATTGAAAATGAGTTATGTAAACTTGATAAACCTAGGTTTTGAGGAATATAAAATCAAAGAACCTTCTAAAGAAGCTTGCTTTTTTAAACAATATGCTTTTATGAAAGGACAAATTTCTTTCGCTAGTCATGTAAATATTACTATTAGTATAGAACATGATGGGGAAAAACTAAAGCTTAATGATCTGATATCTGTAGATGAAGCAATGACATATTTATATGCATTACAAAACAAAATGAGCTCATCTATTAAAAAAATAGTTCTTGATGATAAATATATCAGAGTAATGGTAGGATTTGCAGGACCTTCACATTATTCAGATTCAGAGATTGAGTTTTTTAAAATAGAATATACATTAACATTAATGCTCATTAGAGCTTTATATGAAAATATGTATTCTGTAGCAATCAAAAATGCTTTAATAGCATATAATGAAGTAGAATCTAAAATTATGGGAATAGGATTAATGGAATGGGCAATGTTCTTCTCAAGAGGACATTTTATGTTAGATATATTTCATTCTCCAAGAACCCCAAATGATAGCCCAGTTTA